AAAAACATGTGGTTGAGCCTGCTGGCCCGCACTGGATTCGATGTGGCCTGGTATGACTACGATTTCCCCGTGAGCTTCGGCGATGACCGCGGCACCGTGCGCGAGAACTACTACATCTTCGTGTGCCGCCGTCGCAGGAGCATGGACATCAAGTAATGCCCAAATCAGAAATAGTGCTGGTCAAACCAGCACACACTGTCACAGCATACACCGACGATCAGATCCGCGAGTTCGCGGCCTGTGCTGATCCTGTCACAGGGCCCATGTACTTCATGGACAACTTTTTCTACATACAGCATCCCACCCGTGGTCGCATGCTGTATCATCCCTATGACTATCAGAAGCGGCTGATCGACACATATCATCAGCACAGGTTCTGCATAGCCATGATGCCCAGGCAGACCGGTAAGTCAACATCGGCCGCCGGCTATCTGTTGTGGTATGCCATGTTCGTCGCAGACTCTACCATCCTGGTGGCCGCGCACAAGTATACCGGTAGCCAGGAGATCATGCAGAGGATCAGATACGCCTACGAGTCTGTGCCCGATCACATCCGTGCGGGTGCGGTAGACTACAACAAAGGCAGCCTCACTTTTGACAATGGATCCAGGATAGTTTCTGCTACCACCACGGAAAACACCGGCCGGGGTATGAGTATATCGCTCCTGTACGCAGACGAGTTCGCTTTTGTGCGGCCCACCATCGCCACGGAGTTCTGGACTTCGATATCGCCTACCCTGGCCACTGGTGGTAAGGCCATCATCACAAGCACGCCCAACTCCGACGAAGATCAGTTCGCTCTGTTATGGAAAGGCGCAAACCGCTGCGAAGATGAATATGGCAATCCCACAGAAGTAGGCCAAAACGGCTTCAAAGCCTATCGAGCATTCTGGCATGAACATCCAGATCGTGACGATGCTTGGGCACAGCAACAGCGCGCGGCCTTGGGATCAGATCGTTTCCGCCGAGAGATGGATTGCGAATTCGTGATAGCAGATGAGACGCTGATAGCACCGGCCAAACTGATAGATCTCCAAGGCCGAGATCCCGAATTCAAGACCGGAGAAGTGCGCTGGTATAAAAAACCAGAAGCAGGGCGTATCTATTGTGTGGGGCTGGATCCCAGCCTTGGTACAGGAGGAGATCCTGCTGCCATCCAGGTATGGGAAGCTGACTCAACCGAACAGGTGGCAGAATGGCGCCACAACCGCACCGACATCCCCACGCAGATCAGGATCATGACCACGATCATACAGCACATCTACGATATCACTGCGGATGACAAAAGCATCTATTACACCGTGGAAAACAACTCCATAGGTGAGGCAGCCCTGCTCAGCATCGCGGAATTTGGCGAGGAAAACATAAAGGGTTATTTCTTGTCAGAATCTGGCCGAGCCCGCAAAGGTTTCAACACCACCAACAAGCCCAAACTGGCGGCCTGCGCCAAGCTCAAGCACATGATCGAGAGCAATCGCATGCAGATCCACAGCAGGAGCCTGATCTCGGAACTCAAGACCTTCGTGGCGCATGGCACAAGTTATGCTGCCAAAGCGGGAGAAACTGACGATCTGGTGATGGCCACTGTGCTGGTGATGCGCATGCTGCAGACCCTGCAGGACTATCATCCTGAGCTAGATCGGCACATGCGAGATCATGCCACCATGATCGAACCCTTGCCTTTTGTGATGACCATGATGTAGCACAGGGCCAGCATAAATAACCAATATGGAAAACAACGCCGCCCGATCCCTGTACGATCTCCTGGTCACCCGCGATTTTGATCCAGAAATACTGGACAGCGCCGGAAAAGCCGTGACAGATCCCGCTGAAGCTGAACTGTTCAGTTTCGACTGGAAGACCGAAAACCGGAACTACGGTACCGTGGTGGTGCTGCTGGGCGCCGACCAAGAGCTGGAAGTGTACTACGGCGACAATCTTGGCCGTGGCATGGAGTCAGAAGATCGCCGAGATTGGTATCAGTTCCTGGAGCAGATGAAATCGTTCGCCACGCGGAATCTACTCTCGTTCGAACTCAACAATCTCAATCGGCTCAAATATACCATGCAGGGCATGGCCGCAATCAAGGAAGGTTTGTTCGAAGGTTACTACGGCACACGCCGGATGAGCTACAGTGATCAACCTAAGAAAACCAAGCTGGTGATACGCCATGATCGCACCCTGGGCGAAGGGGACAAACGGTACCGACACATCGAGAGCCTGTTCGTAGAAACCGCGGATGGAGAGCGATTCCGTGTGCCGAGCCGCAGCCTCATGCACGGCAAGATGCTGGCCCGCCATGTGGCCGAAGGTGGCACGCCCTATGATAGATTCGGCCAGCACATCACGGAGATGGTGTCAGAAATGGCCACCATGAGCAGATTCGTGCGAGCCGCACGAACCAGACCGTTTGAAGGCGAGGCTGGCGCCATGGTAGAATCTGCTGTGCGTCATTATAACATGCTCAAGGCCAAGGCCAAGAGGATGATTAGCCAGCGTGGATATCGTGAAGAAAAAGAACAGTTTGATCCTGCCGTGTTCACGGACAGCGAAGTGACCACAGAAGCCATCCGGGACATGTTCATAGAAAACAGCCTGGATCAGAGGATAGAAGAGGCCTTGCCCATACTAGCGCGGTTGGCCATACCCATGGCCGTGAAAGCGCTGGGCTCCAAGGACGATGATATGGACGAAGCAGCACAATTTGAATCATGGGCCAACAATCTGGTGGAAGGCACCTGGGCCCTGCCCGAAGGTCCCCAAGCTATGGCCCGGATCAACCAACTCATGGCGGAACCCTTGCCAGTGGGACCTGATGCCACCAACGCCACGGAACAGCTCTATGACCTCTTGGGCGACGACCAGTTGTACGACGAGCTGGAAGAACTCGCACGCACAGATGCCAATGCTGACGCCAGACCCTTGATACAGCAGAGATTGGTGCAACTAGGCATGGACAACATCATCACGGTAAAAGAACCTGCAGGCGAGCCAGACATGCAGGAAGATCTGGATGTGGATGGTGTGATGATGACCCGTCCCTCAAACATGAGTTCAGAAAACTTCCAAAGAAATTCCAAGCAACAGCTGATCTAGTGCAAACAGCGGTACTGACATTTCCAGGCCATTTTTTCCAGACCCAACTTTGTCTGCGCAGTCTGTTTGAACACTATCCAGAAGTCGCCGACAGCATCACGGTGATAGCTGATGATGTAGAATGTGAACCCTGGTCGAGCTATATCCGTGATCTCGCTGATTGCCTAACCGATCATCCAAACATCCATGTGATTCCAATCAGTGAGATAGAAGGCATCAACAAGTGCGTGGCCGGCTGGTGGCGGCAGCAGCTGGTCAAACTCACACTGGATCAGATCCTGGCCGACGATCAATGGTTCGTGGTTGACGGCGATGTGATCTTCCGATCCAGATGCGAAGTACAGGATCGTGTGCCCATATCTCGGAGATACGATGCTGAAAGCCGTTGGAGCCAGATGTGTGAACTCTATGTGCAAAATCTGTTGGGGATTTCTCAAGGCACAATGCTGGATAGAGATCAACCGGTGATAACCAGCGCTATTCCTTTCCGTTATCTAACTCGCGAACTGTTGTCAGATCTGAGACATCATGTAGAATCTCGTTGGGGCGGTGATTTTGTGGATCTACACTTGGCTTGGTTTGACAATCAGACCATCGTGGCTGACATAGACCCGCCCACCCGGTGGGTCATGAGCGAATGGGAACTGATTGAATGTTTCCGCAGAGCGGTACAGCATAGGGAACTGCCTTATCATGATATAGGATCCGGTTATCAATTGGATGCTGGTCAGAACATGGTGACCCAGAGACAAGAAATCTTCCTCCATAGTTATCAAAGAGACACAGAGATCGGGCAGCAATGGTTTCGAGATCAGGGCTTAACAATCGACGACCAGACATGGCAGCAAAATCAAACCTGGTATCACGACAGAGAAGCATCGAGATCAAGGTGAAAAGATTGTTTACATTCGGTTGTAGTTTCACACAATACTGGCGCTGGCCTACCTGGGCCGATTGTGTGGGGCATGGGCGAGACCACTACGAAAATTGGGGAATGTGTGGTGCGGGCAACTGCTATATTTTCTACAGCCTAATGGAATGCCATCGTCGTAATTGTCTGGGACCAGACGATCAAGTGCTTATCATGTGGACCAATACCAGCCGTGAAGATCGCTATGTCAAAGATCGATGGTTAGAAGGTGGCAATGTATATTGGGGTACCGAACTGGGTGATAGCTATCTCCGACAGTTTGCCTGCGAACGCGGCTATCTCATAAGAGACATGGCCGTCATTGCTGCCACCAAAGATCTCCTTGACACTTGGGGCTGCGATTGGCGTTGGTTCGCCATGGCACCGTTGGACCAGACCAACAGCGACAATCAACTGGGAGAAAATCCCAGCATGCCCAATGGAGATGATCAGGATGTACAGGCATTGTACAGCGAGATCCTGGAGCATATCAAACCCAGCGTTTTAGAAACGGTATTTGGCGGTTCTTGGTTCACAGGCAACGGTATCGCGGATAACCACGATGGTTCCAGGAGAGATTTTCATCCCACTCCTGTGGAACATGTGCGGTACCTTGATGAGATAGCGCCGGATCTCGTGACCTCAGTCGGCCGGGATTGGATGCAGCATTGTGAAACACTGGCCCGGGCCGGTGATCTGGATTGGCAGCAACCAAACCGTCCCAGGATTAGGCTATGAATTTCTTCATACCCGGTAAAGAGAGTTTCGCAGTATGTTACGATAGCCAGGAAGATGGGGGCGGCACCTGGTTCGGACAAGAATATGTTCAGGAACTACAAAGATATGATCGGCAGTTCGACCGGTGCCTGGAATGGTGTTCGGGTCCCGGATTCATCGGCTTTGCCCTACTGGCCTATGAGATCTGCAACGATCTCACCTTGGTAGATCGGCATGCGCCCTGTGCTGGCAGCGTGGCAGATACGGTTCTATCAAACCAATGCGCAGATCGAGCACAGTTTTTCAACCTAGATCGTATCGCATCCTTGCCAGCATCGGAAACATTTGATTTGGTAATAGCAAATCCGCCGCACTATCTCACCTGTCCAGGTGATCACAACTATCAAAGGATAGCCGTAGATCAGCACTGGCAGGCACATGAAGAATTTTATGCCAATATTGGTGCGCATCTCAATCCAGGAGCAGTGATCTTGATGCAGGAAAACCAAGCTGGTAGCCTGGCTGGTCCGGCCGAATTCATGCCCATGATTGAGCGCAACGGATTGCTGATCACTGCATATTGGACCAGCCCGCGCTATTTTGATCGTTCCGGTCCCACGCAGATCTATTATCTAGAAATCCGGCAAAAATAATCTGGTTTTCGTTTGACTTTGTTAAATAAAGCATGTACACTGATTCATGAGTGTACATCATAGGCAAGCAGTACACTAGGCAGCAGTAAACATAGGCAACGAAAGGACAATCATACTATGGCATCTTTAGCAGATATCCGCGCTCGACTGCAGGCCGCAGAGTCGAACAAAGGCGGTCAGTCACAAGGCGGCGACAACGCGATCTACCCCCACTGGAACATGGAAGAAGGACACAGCGCAACCTTGCGTTTCCTTCCTGACGGTGATCCAAAGAACACATTCTTCTGGGTCGAGCGGGCAATGATCAAACTGCCATTCGCTGGCGTGAAAGGCGAGATGGATTCCAAGCAGGTCCAGGTGCAGGTTCCTTGTGTAGAGATGTGGGGCGAATCATGCCCGATCCTGGCCGAAGTTCGTACCTGGTTCAAGGACAAGAGCTTAGAAGACATGGGTCGCAAATACTGGAAAAAGCGCTCATACATCATGCAGGGTTTCGTGCGCGAGAATCCTCTCGCAGATGACAAGACTCCAGAAAATCCCATACGCCGTTTCATCATCGGCCCTCAGATCTTCACCCTGATCAAGTCCGCACTGATGGATCCGGAACTGGAAGAATTGCCAACTGATCTCATGCGAGGTCTGGATTTCCGCATCACCAAGACCTCCAAAGGCGGATATGCCGATTACAATACCTCCAAATGGAGCAGGAAAGAAACAGCCTTGACTGAGGCAGAACAAACAGCCTTGGCTGCGCATGGCCTGTTCACCCTGGCCGATTTCCTGCCCAAGAGACCCACAGAAGTAGAACTCAAGGTGATGAAAGAAATGTTCGAAGCTTCTGTGGATGGACAATCCTATGATCCCGATCGTTGGGGCCAATACTTTCGACCGGCCGGCGTAGCGGCTCCATCTGCTCCATCTTCATCGGCGCCCGTTGTAGATGAGGAGGCAGCACCGGCTCCGGTCACCCCTGTAGCAAAGGCAGCGCCTGCTGTAAGCAGTTTTGACGAAGATGATGCTCCGGCATCCACAGCACCAGTGGTCAAACCTGCGGCAGGTGGTCAGAATGCGCAAGATATACTGGCCATGATCCGCGCTCGTCAAAACAAGCAGTGATCTGAGAAGGAATGATAAGGACCAATGGTCCTTATCATCTTGCCGATGAAACTTTCTATTGTTTTTGAAAACTCCGGTGACCAAATCCCCTTAGAAGTGGTTCACAATTATGATCTGATAGAATGGTTTGTGGACAAGGCCAATCAGGAGCAGTGCAATCATTTCCAGAACAATGATGATCTGAGCCGAGAAGTCGATCAAAAAATCGACGAGATCAATCATGCAGTATCAAAAACTAACGAAATATACTGGTTATTAACAAATGAAAATTTTCCACAGAATAACAATCTTCTGGATTATCTTGACCAAAAATTCTTGAACAGGCAGCATGAGATATGGGTTAAGTCGCAGTACAAACTTGTTGATATAGACATGTTGAGATACCATCCTGACCGAAGGAAAGCAGCAGTAGGTTCACGACTGCATGATCTTTATCCTGACGATACACGCCAGATTCTAATGGCTCAGATCATGGAAAAATTAGGATACCTTTACGCCTACGAAGAAATCAACATGACTGTGCATCGACTGGAACGCATTTTTTCCAGCAACAGAGAATATTCTGCCACCAACAAATGGGACGGCTTAGGATTTCATAATCCTTTCACCGAAACCATGATCAGCAATCAAAACAGAGTAAATTTTTCTTTTGGCTATACATTTGTAGGACGACAGTATTATAATAAATGGCAGTACTGGGATACAGATTTAGACTGCACAGATCATTATAACTATGAAAAATTAGAATGGTCGTTCCAATTCAACTTAGATCGACCAGAAACCAGATCATGGATCCCAGAATTTTTAGATTGGGTAAACAAGATGGGTGTGAAACCGATTGCAACACAATTGCCCATCGCAAATGTTATCGATCTAGAACACAACCTTACCAATTATCGAAAAATCATGTACTTGAATGATAAACAAAAAAATGCAGCAACTTTAATTTTACATTGAAAGGATTTTCATGGCCAAACCCTTTGACGTCAGCAAGTTTAGAAAAGAGATCACCAAATCGATCGATGGACTTTCCATTGGTTTTAACGATCCTACAGACTGGATCTCAACAGGCAATTATGCCCTGAATTATCTAATCTCAGGAGATTTTCACCGCGGCATTCCTCTAGGCAAGGTCACAGTGTTTGCAGGTGAATCAGGTGCAGGCAAAAGCTATATCTGCTCTGGCAACATCGTGCGGCATGCCCAAGAGCAGGGTATCTTCGTGGTGTTGATCGACACAGAAAACGCCCTGGACGAGACCTGGTTGCATGCTCTGGGAGTATCAACTGATGAAAGCAAACTACTCAAACTGAGCATGGCCATGGTAGACGATGTAGCCAAGACCATTTCCACTTTCATGGCGGACTACAAGGCCCTGCCCGATGGCGAGCGACCCAAGGTTTTATTCGTGATCGATTCGGTAGGTATGCTGCTCACACCCACAGATGTAAACCAGTTCGAGGCCGGTGACATGAAAGGTGATCTAGGTCGCAAAGCCAAATCACTTACTGCCTTGGTGCGCAACTGCGTGAACATGTTTGGTGCCTATGGTGTGGGCATGGTTTGTACCAATCATACTTATGCTAGCCAAGACATGTTTGATCCGGACGACAAGATCTCGGGTGGACAAGGTTTCATCTATGCCTCATCCATCGTGGTAGCCATGAAAAAACTCAAGCTCAAAGAGGATGAAGACGGCAACAAGATCTCCGAAGTCATGGGCATCAGATCAGCCTGCAAGGTGATGAAAACACGTTATGCCAAGCCATTCGAAGGTGTGCAGGTCAAGATCCCCTACGAGACAGGCATGAATCCCTATTCGGGCCTGGTGGATCTGGCCGAAAAGAAAGGTCTGCTTAAGAAAGATGGCAATCGCCTGGCCTTCACCACATCAGATGGTGAGATCATCAAGCAGTTCCGCCGGGCCTGGGAATCCAACGAAGAGGGCTGTCTGGATCGAGTGATGGCAGATTTCCAAAATCAAAAAACCGAGCTAAGTACGACCGTGCCGCCCGCTGAGGAAGAATAAACATGCCTATTACAGTAGCCAACGATTTATGGAACGAACTGCGACGTTTTCTCAGCACTACGGATCGTGCAGAGGCAGCAGACGCGGTAGTCGCAGTCTTGATCGATAACGACTATGACGCCGAAGACATACGTCAAGCATTCAAAGGTGACAAAGACATCAAACAGGCACTAGAGAGCTATATCGATGACGCCGAAGAAGATGTCGACGAAGATCAGGAAGATCTCGACGAAGACGAGTACTGATCGTGTGGTACAGTCGTGTCACAGCCGATCTTGGTGCCATACCTGATTTCATCGCTCATTACGAAAGAGAACTGGATGAGGCCAAGAAAGAATGCCGCATCGGTGGCATGGTAGAACGCAACATCAAAGATCTTCCTGGTACCACAGAGCATCGGTTCAATCAGCTGCAAGAGATCGAAGCCATATTGAACTATCTCAACATCCAGCTGAGGAAAATACGCCGCCGACATTTCCAGAAGTACCTAGAAAACTACGCACGAGCCTTGACTTCTCGTGACGCGGAAAAATATGTGGATGGCGAAGACGAAGTCATTGACTTCGAGACCATCATCAACGAAGTGGCCCTGCTGCGCAACCGGTGGTTGGGTATAATGAAAGGTCTTGATACCAAGCAGTGGCAGATGGGTCATATCGTGAGATTGCGCACAGCAGGCATGGAAGACATACAGGTATGATCCAATTTGGCTCGCCAGAAGCCAGCCATGCCCATAGCCTCGGCACACTAGACACCCTTTATCAGTTTGATGATTTCATGCAGAGCGTGGAACATGTGATAGACATGGGCTGTGGTTCGGGGCTTGATATGCTGTGGTGGGCGACAAGGACCACGCGTGACATGAATCCGCGTCCTCTCAACATCCGTTGCCTGGGCATAGATCTGGCCGAATCATGTAGTGCTGCCCAACAACACCGGTATGTGAGCTATATGCCGCAGGATTTTGAAGACATCATTCGGATACACAAGCGGCGTTTTGACGTGATCTGGTGCCATGATGCGTTCCAGTATGTGCAGGATCCTTTCCGTACACTCACACAGTGGAGAGACATCACCACCCCGGGGGCCATGCTGGTGATCACGGTACCGCAGACCACCAATCTCTATCTCAATCGCGAGCAGTTCGAACAGGCAGATGGTTGTTATTGGCACTGGACCTTGATCAATCTCATCCATGTGCTGGCAGTATCTGGTTGGGACTGTGCCAGTGGGTTTTTCCAAAAACTCACAGGGGATCCTTGGATCACGGCCATAGTGTATAGAAGCGAGCAAGCACCTCGAGATCCACGGCGCACACGTTGGTACGATCTTTGTGACCTTGGCATGCTGCCAGAAAGCGCGGTCAAGAGCATACACCGACATGGATATCTGAGGCAGCAGGATCTTGTGCTGCCCTGGATTGACAAAAGTCTAGCCTGTATGGGTCGCCTCTGATACATAACAGTATCAAGGAGGCAGTGCATGAAAAAAACAGCATTCGTAACCGGAATGACTGGCCAAGACGGACCCTATCTGGCCAAGTTCTTGCTGGAACGCGACTATCAGGTATATGGATTGGTCAAGCGCTACAGCAATCCTAACCTGGACAATCTGCGTTGGTTGGGCATCGAAGATAAGATCGAGCTCATAACTGGTGACATCACAGATGAAAACTCCATGAATCATATCATGCGCAGTATCCGCCCTGCTGAGTGTTATAATTTGGCAGCACAGAGTTTCGTAGGCATCAGCTGGGACATGAACAAGCTCACCACCGAAGTCAATGCCATGGGACCGCTCAACATGCTCAATGCGATCAGGACCCATAGCCCTTCTACCAAGTTCTATCAGGCCAGCACCAGCGAAATGTTTGGTAACACGCCTGGCGAGACCCAACAAGGTATGTACACTCCTTTCAGGCCGCGCAGTCCTTATGGTGTGAGCAAACTCTATGCCCATTGGATCACCGTGAACTTCCGCGAAAGCTACAGTCTCTATGCCTGTTCTGGAGTGCTGTTCAATCACGAGAGTCCGCTCCGAGGACGTGAGTTTGTTACCAGGAAGATCACCGACGGAGTGGCGCGCATCCGATTGGGATTGCAGGACAAGATCACTCTAGGCAATCTTGATGCCTGTCGAGATTGGGGATTCGCGGGCGATTTCGTGGAAGCCATGTGGCTGATGTTGCAGCAACAAGAAGCTAGAGATTATGTGTTGGGCACAGGAGAACAACATTCGATCAGAGATGTGTGTGATGTGGCTTTCCGGCATGTGGGCATCCAGGATTGGCAACATCTGGTAGGGTCGGATCCAAGATTCAAGCGGCCGGCTGAGCTGCATGCCCTGCGTGCCGATACCCAGGAAATACGCGACATGCTGGGATGGCAACCGCGCACATCGTTTGAAACCATGATACAAGACATGGTAGACGCTGATCTAGCGCGCCTGCAACCCCGGCAGTAATCTTTCTATGGGCCAGCCAGTGGCGATCTCTTCAGGTCTCCATTCGGTATGGCACAGATGTATCAGCCAGGTGCCACGGTCCGGCCGTGCAGGCGATTCAATGTTGGCCAAATCAAGATTGGCCACTGGTGCCGCTAGGCTAGATGCATCAACAAAAGCAGGAATGCCCTGCAACACCGCCTGGGTTCCAGGACCACTGTTGTGATTGACCACTGCCCAGACATTTTGTATGCCATGATCAAGATCATAGCTATCATAGGTTTCTGCGATCAATCGTGGAGTCATTAATTCGAAACCTGCCACCGCCGGCAAACGTTGTCGTGGATGTGGGCGCAGTATCAAGGATCGTTGTGTATACAACCTCAATCGGTCTCTCAGCTGTGTCAACCACACCGCCATGTCTGGCTGGTCCTGCCATTGCAGGCTGTCGGTTCTCTGGGCACATACCAATATATGATCGCCTGTGTTGCGCCAAGGCTGAGCGGTGATGCCTAATTTCCGTGGACGATCTAGATCAAGACCGTGTCCGTGATAGGCATACGATCCTGTGCCGTTCACTGCCATCTTCCAGGTATGACCACGTCGTAACATTCCGACTTCCAGCACTATCACGGGTCGTTGCCGCGAGCGGAAATGCTGCCACACTGCCTGGTTGTCTCGCATGCGACCGGCCCAGACCACGCTCCATATCACGGCAACATCAGCTGACATGTCGTGGCTGGCATGTGCTAGGGCTAGATTGTCTAGACCTTGCCGCAGTGCCTGGAATACTGGAACGCTGTTCTTGGCCCCAAACTTATCAAAGATACCAAACTTCATAGACGTAAATATCGCATACAGTAATTATAAGGAACCGCATGACCAGGACATTCTCTGTTGTGACCACTTTCAACCAAAGCGGATATGATCGCTACGGAAGCCGCATGATCGACACTTTTTTAGAAAATTGGCCTCGAGACATACAACTTTGGGTCTACGCCGAAAATTGTGACGTCCAACAACAGCATAGTAGATTGTATGTGTTGGACTTCCATGCTACTGTTCCTGCGTTGGTTGCATTCAAACAGCGTTGGGGCAATGATCTCAGAGCTTCTGGTAGACAAGTGACATCTGAGTTCAAACCGCAAGAAGCTAGGGACGGATATGCATTTCGATGGGATGCAGTAAGATTTAGCCATAAAGTCTACGCCGTGTGTCATCATGCCCGCAATCATGCTGGAGATGTGATGTTGTGGATGGACGCTGACATGGTTTGCCATAGTCCTATCACTGGAGAATTTATCTCTAGCCAGATACCGGAACTCTATGGTATCGCTTTTTTAGGACGGGCTAAAAAATTCACCGAGTGTGGGCTCTATGCTCTGAACATGCGCCAACAAGCCACGCAGAGTTTCGTAGAGCAGTTCCAGGGCGCCTATGATGATGGTTCGATCTTTGAGATGTCAGAATGGAACGACTGCTGGGTATTTGATCGCATCAGAGAACGTGTACAGATACAGTTTCCCACCTGGCGGCAACTGAACTGGACCGAAGGTTTTTCAAAACAAGGCGAGGGTCATCCCTTGATCAATACTCCATGGGGTGCATACCTAGATCACCTCAAAGGTCAAAGGAAAGACGCAGGACGCAGTGCACCAAAAGATCTGATCGTGGCACGATCAGAAACCTATTGGTCAGATTCAGCGAAGTAGTTTTTGCTGTGCTTGGCTTTGTAATGATCAAGATAAGCACCCAACACTGTGTGTTTGAGCGGAGTCTTGTAGGCTTTCTTTAGACCCGAGCACAGATCCAGACTAGGCACATCAAATTTGGTGATGGTCGCTCCGTAAACATCGTTGTCGTAACCGCGTCTTAGATCATCAAAATCTCGTTCTCGATAACGGCGCTGATATTCCTGCCTGAATAGATCAAACATGGCATGTCTGGCGTTGATTACAAACACACCGGTTTCTGGTACCAACCATGGCCCCTTGCGTCCGGTCTTAGATTCTGTGTAGGTCACACCCATGTGAGTGCTCAGCACATGGTCTGGCATGATGCTGTGCAACAGATCTAACGGCACATCCTGCTTGGTCAGAACATCAGCATCTAACCACATGATGCGATCGGCCATGCTGTGGTTCATGGCATGGATTACCGAATAGGCTTTCTTGGCGAAAATGTGCATCCTGCCTTTGACTGCGGCTGCCTGGAAAGATCGATAGTCGTGGCCCAGCTGGTCAAAATCTATCTGTCGGACCCGTGCATGATCAGCGAGCCTCATATCCTCCACATAACAAGTGATCGATAGACTGGTTGGCCAATGCGTAAGCCACGATCCAAGACTTTTTTTGCCTATGAGATCGTAGTAGTGTTGATTGAAACTTGTTATTACCTCGATATTCATTTCTTGGCCCATTTCCTCATGTGCGACCAACAACGGCCAGAAGTCAGGTCTTCGTGGCTCCAGTGGAATTGGCTGATACGCTTGATCCAGGCCTGTCTATCTGGCATCAAGGGATTTTCAATCCTAGATATATCTGCGTTGGCCACATCGTGGGCCTGACTGCGTGCTGGGTCGGTAACAAACACCGGAATGCCTTCGATGGCTGCGCCAACAGCCGGACTTGAGTTGTGATTTATCAAGGCCCAGCAGTGTTTGAAATCTCTTGACAGAGACGATCCTGATTCTGACATCTCTATGCCGGTGATACCATGCCGTTGGCACATAGACATGATGTCATGGCAATATCGTCCGGCCTTCTTGTCGCCTGGGTGGGATCTAATACGTATCGGACGATCCGTGTGCTGACGTAGTTGTTTTGCTGTGATCAGAGCCCAGTCTATCACATCAAACCCGTTCATGCTCCAACCACCATTTCTCTGCAGACACATCAATACATGATCTCCAGCACTGCGCCAGTCTCGAAGGTGGATGTTCATGTCTCGCTGGATGGTAGTCCACCTTTCAGGATCTGGATCCGAATCACAATACTCACCGGTATTGGGAAACACGCCATCAAAACTGTATCTAAGATAATAGTGCGGGTTACTGGTGTCTTTGTACAAAAAAAGATTGCTGTCTGCTATCACTACCCTGCGGTTGCTGGCCAGCTGTCGATCCAGTATTTCCTGCCTCAGTCTAAGATGCGGAGCGATCTTGCCATGCTCATGCACCCACCCCACCATCATGGCCACATCGCTAGGCTTATAAAGCATGTCTGTGTAGATCTCAGCTTGATCACCAGCGGCTTGCACTCCCTGAGCGAACTTTGTGAGAGTGACAACCTTGGGTGCATCCTCATGAGGTCTGGCCAACAATTTGCCAGGCAGAGTAGACACATAACTTATCACCTGCATTCTTAGCGTTCCAAGCAGGGCAAAATGTGTTGCCATGCCGTACCATCAGACATTTCTTGCTCGCTCCATTGGCAGGCTGCTAAGAATTCCAACCATCGCTCGATCTCGTTTCGACTGGCTCGGTGGATTTCTTTTACATCTTCGATGAGGTTGCTTGACAGACCCCAGGCAAAGTTACCTTCATCGCATGCGATAGTGGGAATACCGGCCAAAATGCTGTCTATGGCCATGCCACTGGAGTAGGTCACTGTACAGTAGGCTCCCTTGAGGTCATCTCGCCAAGGTATGATAGCGCCATCGCTGAATTTTATATGATCTATACCGGCCAACAGTATTTTTGCAGCCAAATCGTTGTGATCGCTCATGCCTCTGTCTGATACCAAAGGATGGCATCTGACCACTATGGGTCTGTCGCAACAGGCACGGATTCTTTTCACTGCATCCAAAGCCCATTCGTTGATGTCTTGACCACGCAGACTGGCATCTCCGGGCAATTGTAATGCCACGATCACCGGTCCTTGTGTTTGATTTTTCCAACCATCCCATTTGATGCCCAGTTGCTTGAGGCGGAGTTCAGCGGCAGCAGGTACCAGTTGTGGCCATACAGCATCGCGATTGAGATATCCGTTCACGCCTATGCGCCAGTATTGATTGATCTGATCTGTGCGGCGTGTCAACAATGGGGTTTCGATCACCAGGAATTTTGGAGCGTTCAATGCCACGCTGGTGCGGCATTGATGGGTGCCTTTTTCTCGGGCCTTCCATGATCCAAATATCACTGCCAGATCACAGGGTCGATAACCTTCACTGTAGTCATATTCAAGCACATGGTCTGGCATGGTGGGATATTGTTGCCAGCGTCCGATGCGTGTGACATCTAGAGATCGATCGTTTTGCGTGATATTTTGATCGATCCATTGTTGTATGCCAAGCCCTAGGGCTTTGAGTCTATTCCTTTCCTGCAGATCATTCGCTGATGACATGAATATCTTAATGTGCATTTAGTATCCTATAAGCCAGGCCGTTTTTGAGTTCTTTCACATGAAACTGTCCGTAGGCCAGATGCCGGGCCCATGCATGTAATTTATCTTGATCAGGCCAGTAGGGATCTTCTATCCGGCCAAGATCTCTGTTACCAACCGGAGACGCAGCATGTGTGGGTGCAGTAACAAACACCGGAACACCTGCCAGTATGCTTTCCACCGCTGCATTGCTGTTGAAAGTTACCAAAGCATGCACATCTGACTGGAGCACAGCACTGAGTGGATTGTTTTGTACGCGATCGATGCGTATAGGAGCACGTTGCCTGATCACTATGGGTCTGTCAGTGTGCTGCTTTAACACATCAACAGTTTGCTTGATCCATTGCTCTTGATCGATGCCGTAGAATCGGCAAGGTTTTTCGTCTGGTGCGGCCACGATGATTTTGCTGCCATGTTTTCTTCGCGCAGGCAAGGTGATACGCAATGCTTCCCATCGATCACCGGGCCTGGTCAGGATGTCATTGTGTTGCAGATCATTTTTTACTACACGATGATAGACTTTGTTGATGGTGTTGCCAAAATATCCTGTGTCGACATAGTAGAAATCTCGATGGTCCTGCCAGCAACGGTGCATGATTTTGTGTTTGAGGATTCCACGTAACACTATGGGAGACTGGCTGGTTTCATACACAAAGTCATCAGTATTGGTGATCGTGCCGCCGCACCCACTCGCGAACATGTTGACATATTCATCGGCGCCATTTTTGCTGAGAAACACCCAGTGACAGTTCATTTGGCTACGATGATGCTGCATTGCTGATGACCGCTGCGAAACAGAGTACGGAAGCTACGATCAAAATCATGTAGCCACTCTCCGAGCGCACGATATTCACCATCGGCCCAAAGATTATAGCCATCTGGATCGGCCCAGGGATACATCTCATCAAACACTATCACAGTGCCAGGCATTATGCGATCGTTCAGCAGATCCAACACAGTTTTTGTGCTCGAATATAGATCGCAGTCTACATGCAAAAATCTCACCGGACCAGTGTTGTTCCCAAGCCAGGCCGGCAGGCTCTGATCAAACCATCCAGCCACCAGTGTCACGTTTTCGCGGAACACAGGTTGTACCGGTTCGATTCGCATGTCAAATTTTCCCGCTGGATGGGTTTTGGCATTTTTGCCTTCACTTATCAGCCATGGTTCTGGTAGACCCACGAAGCTGTCAAATCCCCAGCAGATCTGATCATGGAAATGTTCTGAAATATGCTGCATGGTTTTGCCTCGATAAACACCAAATTCCATCACATGACCAGAGATTTCTGCAAAAGGCATCGCCTGTAAAAGGTGTCGTTTACGGTCTATGCCTTTGCTTTTGAATTTGCCATCGATCAGGGCAGTGTTGTGGAACACATCTATGGAGTAGTTGTGCTGGTCTATTATCACGTGATGTCTCGTTGTTGACAGTATTCCGTTAATATGCGTTCACGGTGCCAGAGATCACCCTGTGGTGTGTCAGCAAACTCATGAAAACAAGGTGTGCCTAAGGTATAGTGCAACAATTTGGCATCAGGATTTGTGCCGTATTCGTCTGGCAGCCAGTTCCATTCTGCGGGCAGTTCTTGGATGCGGTCGTCCTGGATCCAGGAGAAGCGATGCAGGAAACTGCCGGGCTGCTTTTGTACGAATTCCGGCGTGAGTTTGCGATTGGGAAAAGTCTGGCAATCCCATATGATCACCGAGCTCCAGTTCTTTCTGGGGTAGTTTTCATTCTTTGAACCCAGGTACTTTTCCGTGCAGCGAGTTTGATAGTCATGCTTGACCACGGCCACGTCGTGTCCTAATCTAAAACTGTCAAAGAGTTCAACGATGTCGCCACGCACGATCATGTCGCCGTCGATGAATATGGCACGCCCCGAGAATCCCATGAGATGCGGCACCAGGAAACGTGTGTAAACGAAATGATTGGAATTGTCACCGTGCGTTTCTTCATAGTCCTGGAACAGGTTCAAGGCCACAGGAATGATGGCCACCGGTGCTGAAGCATTGCGTATGATCGAGTTGGTGCACACATGATAGGCTATGGCCTCTCTTGGGTCATAGCCCACGAACACCGGAATGGGTTTCATGCGGTCTGTCTCTCTATGTCAGACTCTTCGCAGCGTTCACCGTACTGGATCTCCACTATCTTTAGCGGATTTAGATCTTCGTTCACCAACTGATGCCATTCATGCAGTCCAATGTGCAGATATTCATGGGGCCCATAACGTCCTCTCAGTTCAGCATCGGTGGCTGCGTTCAAGGTATAAACCGCGGCCTCGCCCGAACTCACTAGCCAGAACTCAGCGCGCTCTTGATGTCGCTGCATGCTCAAGGCCGCGCCTGGGT